TTTACTAGATCGATAATTGGCGCTTTACAGATAATAGCATTAACTAACTTGTTATCCATCTTGCTTGCTAACCAACGATGATGCCCGTCAAGAACATGATCATCTTGAGATACAATGATCGGATCAATGCTTTTTGATCTTCTCATAGACTGTACTTTGTCCATGTTGAAATCCATCTGAGATGACTTCAACTTATTTGGATCAATATTAGACTTTTCTGTTTGAATTTCATTATCATTTAGATATTTGATAAAAGATTTGGCCGCACCAATTTGAGGCATCAAGTCTCTGGAAAATGTCATACCAATTGGAATATAGTTTTCTTTTAAAGACTTCTTAACTGACATGCCTTTACGCATTGCATTGAACATGCGTCTAGCAATCTTAACATTATTGGTAGGCACAGACTTTGCAAATGATCCAAAATCGCTTTTACGAACCCATTCACGCATCTTTGTACCTGACGCACCTTGTACGCCTTCAGCGTCAGGATCACGATCACCTGCCGAAACAACTTCAAATGAGTCTAGATCAATATGCTTTTTGGGATCAAAGTCTTTGTCGGTCTTCTTTTTAACATAGGCGCCGATAGATGCCTGAAACTGCGGAATGCGATCTTGTCCAGCTATTAACTTAACGTGACGATATCCTTTCTGCGACATTTTCTTGACGGCTTCAATAGGATTACGTACATCTGGATCAGACGCAATGTTAGCCTGAGGAAATAAGCCTCTCATGATAGAGACTTTTTCGTTATGTTCTATGGGATTTTTATCATTATCTTGGGTACGAGTAGGATAGATATAGTGATCTGCACCTATGCTCTTAGCGTGACTTACAGTCTTATTGACTAAGAGAGCGTGTCCGTGATGGATGCCTTGAAATCTGCCGCTGCTCACAACGGCCGTCTTATTTTTTGTCATTACTTCCCTCTATAGGAATGTTTATCTATAGAGGTATTTAGTGTTTTTCAAACTTCATAACGCTTTCGTTTAAGCGAACTGCGAACTACTGATGTTATTTCTTCGGCCAACGACTTCTTTTGTTCATTTGGCTTATACTTAGATACTCTACCATCTTTAACCAGATAACCAACAGCTTCAATATTTGGATACAATGCTGCGACTTTGTACAGCATATCAAGATTTCTTTCATGGTCGTCCCACATACGAACACGATCATACTTACCTGTCTTAAGATACTTCTTGAGAATGACGCCCTTGCTGACATGGGCTGATGCAGGATTGCTAGGTCTTAGATTTGATATGTTGCCTGCTCGTTCTACATATACATGATCAATAGGAAAACCATGATCACGAAATGTCTGTAAGAATTCTTTGTGATCATTGAAGTCTGCTCTAGCTGTAAGAATGATAGACTTTGAGTTCTCAGATTGATTCCACACAATCTCTTTAGCTTTATCTAGAACATTGCTAATAGGTTTAAATGTGTCACGAAATATTTTGCCTGATCTGAATTGAGCGAAGTCAAAGCTTTCGCCTGGATTTAGCTTATATTTGTTAAACTCGCCAGGATCAAGAACCTTGACAACTTTACCATCTTTCATTACAGATACTCTCGCTGCCGTATTGCCTAAAGTGGCATCAATGTCCCACACATTGAGAGTGCGGATCTCTTTCTTTTTAGATTTAAGACTTTGCATTCGCTGCTGCTCTCTTTTTCACAAATCTTACTGCTTTGGCAAATTTGTCTTTCTTGCCTTGCTTCATTAGATCGTCATGCTTACCAGCTTCTACGGCTTTTCGTAGATCAGGATCAGCATCAATATATCGCACAGTTGCATGCCATTCTTTGTGTGCTGTAATATCTTTAGCGGGCACTTCGTCCCTACGAACGAATGGTGCTGTGTATTCATCTTTGTCAACATGAAATTCTGCTGTTGGTATACTGTGTGCTGGTCCATAAAAGCCACGGTTCTTACTGTCAGGAGGTGAAGCATAGATCGCTTTTGGTCCTTCGTAGCCTTTGGCTTGTGATAACTTGATGCCTTGTCTGCGAATGCTATTCAGATTTCTCTCGCCTGTCTGATGATACAGCTTTACCTTACTTTCTGGTGTAGGTGTAGAACCAGGTTCTGCTGGAACTTCCCATCTAGGTTTCTTCATTTCTTCTAAGTGTTCTTTGAGTGTTTTCATTACTTTGACCAATTCTTTACTACATTGAAGTTTGCTTGACTAAATTCTAATCTGTCTACTAACTTGACTGCTTTTCCAATACGATCAATAGCGACGAATCCTTCTGGTGCGGTCACTTTCAGTCCAGTTGCATCTGTTCGAAGATAAGTTCCAACTGAATCCTGGACTTGTTGTAGTTTCTGCACAATCATATTTTTAGCACGAATCAGTAGATTTTGCAAGTCAAATATTTTCTTTAGCTCGTTTTTGTTGTCCTTATAGAATCCCATCACGATCTTTTTTTCCAATTGACGCTTTTGTTTGGTATCCGCTCTTTTTGCTTCCAATATAGATTTATTCAATTTCTCTTCCACTGTTGCTAACAATCCAGCAACGTGAGCGGTGGTATTCGTGATCTCTTTTCCTTCTCTCACTTTCAAATTATTCCACGCTTTGATTTGTATTTTGTAAGAATCGTTTGTTGCAATCATGTTTAAAGTTCTTGCGGATATTGTTCTAAACAAACTGCCAGCTTGTGATAGAATAGCATTAAGTGCTTCAGTTTCTTGTTTAGTAAATGTCGCTGTGCCTGACGCATCGACAAATGACGCATCACGATACCACACATTCTTTGACGCTTTAAATTTGCCTATGTCTGCACCAAAAGATGCTTCCATGTTTGCCATAGTATCGCCTTTGTATGTCGTGTGCCATATAATACCCATCTTTGATGATCTGATTTGTTTTGCTAGACCACTATCTTCAGGAACAGCATAGACGATTGTGTTTGGTTGAAAAGTAATGTATGATTTACCTTCAATCTTTTCAGATTTCAAATCAGCAGAAGTAAACATCATATCGCCTTGCATAACACCTTCAATATCAAGTTCAGGTAGATATCGTAAAGCGATTTTAAGCTTTACGTTTAGGCCTGCTGCAGGATGATTCTTATCAATGTCTTCATTCGTATAGTTGAGTTTAGCGTTAGTAGCAAATACACCTTTGGTGCCGACAAAGAACTTACCGTTCTCTGGATTAGTACCAGCAAAGATGGCTGGTGCGCCATCCCACTTAGTTGTTAAGTTCACAGACTTACCAGTAGCGTGACCAGCAAGCATATCACGAAGAGACTGTAGAAAGGATATTGCACCTCTTGTGCCAGAAACTCCTCCATTTAATACTTCGTCCTCTAGGTGTTCTAAGTGAAGGTTCTTACCTTCTTTGGTTTCTGTTAAGTAGTTTTGATATGTCAACATTATACTTGTATGCCCATTCTATCAGAAGCTCTTGTATATCCATTTTTTGATCGTAGATATACGACACTTCCGCTTTTTGATTTTCTAATATCATCAGAAACAATGACTGACCAATCACCCACTCCTGATGAGTCAATACCAAACTTTACATAAAATACTTGATTTTCTATAGCGTCAGCAAACAACTCTGTCATATCAAAAGTCTGATCTTTCGTTTGCTTCTGCAACATCTTTTCACATTCATACATTATCTCATTTACCGTAGGATCTTTTTTGCTTTTCAAATATTCATTCTTTGATATAAAATTAGCAAATCCTTTTTTGTCGTAACTTTTTCCTGAAACGCTCGCTGCTGCTGCGGGTAAAATAAGATTAGGATAAATCTCAGATATTGCCTTAATTGGTCCAAGTATAATAGACTCTTGGGCTAGTATCTGTAAGATTCTATACTCTTTCGTTTTTGACCACTTCTTTAATTTCTTAGCATCTTTTGATAGTAATGATAAAATATCTGGCGGTTTAACAACATTCGTTGTTGTTCCACTCTTAGCAGATATTGTATACTGCTTATCGCCATTATAGATGGCATAGTCCATTAGAGGTTCGTTTGGTCTAGCAGGAACATATATTTTAGCACCACTTTTGTTTAGTATGATTTTGTTTTTGCGAAACAATTCTTGATCTAAGATGGCCACTGGACCAAGAACTTCGCCAAAATCTTTGTTTATATCGCTCAACGGCACAGAATCTTTAACGCCTTGGAAAATCTTTGTAAGCTTTTGTTTGTTTATTGATCCTCCAGAATGATAATCAAAGAGTGCTAAAAGATATGTACGAGTTTCCGCCGACAAATCTTTTCGTGATTCAATTGATTCCATCACTGTTCTTCTATAAACAGAGAACGAATACTTTTGTTCTCCTACGCCGAATGCTTGAGGTTTCAATGATGCGGCACCCGAAGCTTTAACTCCAGGCTTTGCTATATTATCAAAAGGCACACGACCTATGATCGTCTTTCTGTTTACAACATATTCAACGGTAGCTTTAGACTCAAACTTTTTTGACGCTAGATAAGTTACTTTAGTTCCAGCGGTTATATCAGCTATTTTTTGATTGATTTTCTCATTGTCATAAACAGGAGAACTCTTTTTCATTACAGTTGGAATATTTCCTTTACCTTGAAAATATTTTGTCCATGCTGCTTGACCTGATGATGCCATATCATACCTCTTTTCAAGTATTTAGTAGAAACAAAAAAAAGCGCCCCGAAAGGCGCTTTACTTGTCTATGATATGACATTAAGACTTCTTGCCAAGAGTGGCTTTGATTTTCCAATTAAGCTTAGATAATACTTCAATGCGTCCTTGTAGATAGTTAGATAGACCATACGTCTTCTGTCTTTCAGCCATTTCGTATGCTTCTGTTGTTACATTCATCAATGCTTCATTGCATGTCTGAAGATTAGCGACCATCTTTTCAGCAGTCGGAATCTTTTCGTCTTCTGGAATGATAGACAATTCTGCCATTCTAGCAACAGTGCCAGGAGAGAAAGAATCTAGCTGACGAATATGTTCTGCAATATCATCTACAGAACCTTCATATTCGCCGTAAATCTCAGCAAAGAAATCATGAAGCTGAGGGAAATCAGATCCAATAACATTCCAATGATAACCATGAGCTTTAAGTCCTGCTGCGAAAGTGCTGCCCAATACGACTTTCATCTTCTCTACTAGTTCATCCATTATCTTCTCCTATAGTGTACATCACTATTTATAAAATGGCGGAAGGAGTGGGATTCGAACCCACGGTACCTGATTAGGGTACGCCTCGTTAGCAGTGAGGTGCCTTCGGCCTCTCGGCCATCCTTCCTTATTCGCAAATAACCTTAATCTTTCTTACATAACGATCCCTATATGGATCCCAAACACGAACACGCTTCTCATAACAATATGGTTCAGGATCAACGTAGATATACTGGCGCTCTACTACGCGCTCACGATGGCGATGACCGCCAATCGCTTCGCCTATAATAAGTCCGCCTAATGCACCACCAAGAACACCAATAATAACTTCTTCAGAATTATCGGCCTTAGCTGATGGAATGGTTGCTGCAATCATAGTGAATGAGAGCAAAGCTGCAATTAAAATCTTCATTTGTTTATTCCTTTATTCTACTATCTCTATATATGTATTATACTTGCCATACTCATTTACGATATGATATAGCCAACGCGCATTCTGAGGGTTAAGACGAACACAACCGTGTGATGCAGGTCGACCAAGCTTCTTTACTTCTGTTGTTGCGTGAATTGCATAACCGCCATGAAAGAAGATAGAGTGCGGCATCGGTGCATTATCATACTTGCGTGAATAGTGTATCTTCTTTACAAGATACGGCTGATATACACCAATAGGAGTATGATACCCTTTGCGGCCAGTAGAAACATCCCACTCATAATAATCAGTTGGTGTTTCAACATACATCTTCTGTTCGGACTTATCAATTCGAATAATTACTTGATGCTCACCTAACGACTCAACACCAGCTTTAGCACCAGTAACAAGCATAAAGATTGCAGCAGCCATCACAGTCAACATAACAAAAAACTTAGTCATTTATCCTACCTTCGTTTGCGGTAAATGTTGAATTGCATCCTTGAAACGGTCAGCACAGTAAGATGCTGCCCAAGCATTTGGCTTCACAAGCGGCACAACATTACACATACCACGAATGTAACCAACAGCTTCATTTATAACACAAGATGATCCGTGTTTTGAGTCAGGATTGATGTCCAGATGAATTTCAAAGTCACGATCACCAATAGCTTCTTCAAGATCAAGATAAAGCTGTGCAGTCTTCATTACTTCATTCATGAGACGCATACGTGGCTTGTCCTTCTGCTGGTCATAGTCACGCTCACGCACGACTGAACCAAATACCTTACAACCGTTCTTGCCGTTCTTATGAACAACGACAACGTTGATGTAGTCGGCATGCCAAACGCCATCAATCTGAAAACGTTCAGAGTCGCCACCTAGATAAATCTTTGTTTCGGGAGTTTGTTCTTGAATGAACGCACGAACTTCGTTCAGGTTCATGTTTTTTCTGATCATTGTTAAGTTCCTTAAAAGACCTTCTTTGCTATCGATGAATAACTTTTTGGATGAACTCCATCAGCACTAGCGAACGAAGATAAGTATACAACACCATCGCCATGTTGTCTAGCGATATTTAGAGCAATCTTTCTTGCTTTTGCGTTGTTATTGGAAAGAATCCAAATAACTTTACCAGATATTTTGTTTCTGAGGATATTAAGGTATTTGGAAAAATCTGCATTACCATCATTTGATCCGAGAGATATGACAGTAGTTTTTGAGGAAGGAATATATTTGTAAGAAACTACAAAGTTTTTGCTGTTTATGCCGACTTTTGCTATAGTCTTACACTGCGGAGTAACAGAACCAACGCCAACAGCAATACTGTCGCCCAATATTAAACAATCAATCATTGTTAAGTTCCTAAATGGTGCCTCTATCCAGAATCGAACTGGAACCAATCCCCTACCAAAGGATTGTTCTACCACTATACTATAGAGGCAGTGATTGGTGCGCCTGGAGAGACTCGAACTCCCAACATCTGGTTTCTAAGACCAGCGCCTCTACCAATTGGACTACAAGCGCGTTAATGGTGCGAGATGAGAGGGTCGAACTCCCGACATCCTGCGTGTAAAGCAGGCGCTACTACCACTGAGCTAATCTCGCGTTAATTTGGAGCGGGTAGCGGGAATCGAACCCGCGCACTCTCCTTGGCAAGGAGAAAGGCTACCATTACATCATACCAGCTTACTCTATATTTATAATTGGTGCGTCATGGTAGAATCGAACTACCTTTTCTGGCTTATGAGACCAGCGGGATGCCCATCACCCCCCAAGACGCATTATTGGTGCTGCCTCTCTGAATCGAACAGAGTCCCCACGCTCTTCAGGCGTATGTACG